TATCCATCAACATATAATAACATAATTAACACAACAATGCAAATATATAGGTAAAAAAAGGGGGACCTAAGTCCCCCAAAATCACTACACCACAAAAAATTATTGACGATGCATAACTGTGTTTTCAGCAAGCATCTTCCAGTTTGGAGACACTTTGACAAGATCGGCAATCTTCAAGCACATACGCAAACTCAGTTCACGCAAACGCTTACGATTTTGCTCCATGAATTCAAGGACCTGTTCGCCTTCGTTATTCTCAAAGCCATAATCAAGAAACAGTCCACCATCAGTATCACGATGTACTTGCTTGATACGCAACATCTTATCACGATCGGTATCAATAGTTAGGTCAAGAAAGTGACAACGACTTTCAAGAGCCTCAAGGTGATCCTGCATCTTTTTAGACTTAACGTTTTGGAACTTCAAGTTAGTAATGAAAATTGCACTACCCTTGAATTCAAAACTGTCGGGGATACCTTCAGTGCGCAAAATGCGACTGTCACTATTCCAGCAAATCTTGCGGCGCTTGCCACTGTCAAGTGCAGCCTTAAGAATGTTTAGCGACAACTCATCACCAAAAACGCTGTCGCAGTCATCGAACACAAGAATGTTCTTAGCATCACTATACTTGTACAATTGCACGTACAAGCCCAGTGCAGTCATAGCGCCCTTGACAACTTCATACTTAACACGCTTGCCTGCAATCTTATCAAACATAGCAGACTTTTCAAGTTGGCGCTCAACACCATATGATTTACCAACGCCCGGAGGGCCTGATACAATCATAGCACGAATGTCACCATTGATACATGCCTTAGCCATGTCATCAAGAATACTGAATCGGGTAGCAATGCGATCCATTGCCTCATCGTCAGTTTCGGACACTTGCGGTGCAACCTTAAATTCTACTGTGTTTTCCATTAGTTCGCCTTCTGTAAATTCTATATCTGAAATGTGATTAACTTTAATTTTAATTGTGTCAATTGCAATTGGGAATTGACCCTCATTGCGAACAGTTACAAAACCACCTTTCTTGCCAGTTTGAAAACCCTTGACAAGAGTAAATGCAGTATCGATAACTGGCTGATTGCGATACTCGCCTGACTTGACAATAATCTTTGACATATTTAGCCTTTCGTGTGTGTGTTAAAACTAATCATTCAATACAAGTATTGTAGCACAATGCCCAATTAATGTCAAGCCTTAAGGATTTGATAGAGGCGATCATGTATCGTACCCATCTCTTCCTGACTGACATAAAAGTCCGTAGTAGGATCATAGTACTGGCCTTCAATGTTGTCATAATACAACACTCGACCTGTAAAGTTGAAAGGACCTTCAAGACCTTTACGAGGACCATACTTGGTTCTCATCTCGTCCATTTGTTGTTTATCTGCAACAATTTTGTATCCCATGTTCAACTCCCTTTCAACTGAATAAGACTATATTATATACCCAAATTGAATTAATGTCAACCGAAAAGTTTGTAAACCCACATGCCGGAAACAATCATCAAAAACAACACAAACCTACCGGTAAGCGTGGTCAAGATAAATTCAGCAAATTTCATACACACTCCTTAGTCACAATCTTTATTGTATGTATTATATGCCCAAAATCTTTAAATGTCAAGCCTTTTTATCTATTATTTTTAGGATTTTTTGTTGTTTAAAAACAACAACTTACACGATTCTAGATGCGTAAACTTCCACAGATTTGTCTAATTGCTGGATAAAATCGATTTCTGTTTGATTTCCACCATTCATAACATTATAGTCAGCAATAATGATTCCTAGGCTTGTGGGCACTTTAGCAGTAATGCCATCACCACCTGAGGTGCTGTGTGCTAGTAGTGTGGGCTTGTCAAAAAGTACAGCGCCACAGTCACTTACAAACATCAGAAAATCAGCATAGTCAGGGGGCAAGACAGCATGTGTATTGGTACCATGACTGTTAGTTAACTTAATGTTACAATACTCACGTAATTCACGTTTCTTGCTAGTATAGATGGCACCTTCTGTATATTTCATTTCTAAACGGGTATTGTTAAGCCCTGTAATTAAAAAATCACATCCATCTTGTGCAACGTAAGCCAATGATTTGTTTGAGTATTTTTCAATTGATTTTTCAAAGACACGGGCCTTTAAAAATCGCAATTGTTCAGTATTCAACTGAGGACCCATTGCTTTAACAAGTTTGCTAAACCTATGAAAATCAACGTTATTTTTCAAATGGTCTGCTACTACTGCTGTCGTATATGTCATACAAAGTCCTGTGAGTACTGATTACAAATACTATCAATTTCATTGCGAACAGAACTAATAGTATCGCACATTTTGGAATAATTGTCAAGCCTTCTGACTAAAATAAACTGAGGATTATATATTCTAATCTCAGCCCTAACCGTGTAATAATTAAAATTAATTACAATACAAGGTAGATTTCTATTGGCTCTGTTTTCAACATAATTAACTGTTGCTTTTTGTTGTTCCAAATATACCGTTAATAAATCAATAATTGTGTTAGTGTCCATGTATGCTATTTAGACACCCACAGTCCATTTAACTACAGAATAGTAATGCATTTGTTCCTTATGTCGTTGTTCAAACTTACCAGTAATATTGATAGGCTTATCCAATAAATGTTCAAACAAACACATTAAAGGATTATTCTCTTCAATGTTTAGTTTTACTAAATTATCTACTTCATCGGTAAACCAAAATTCATAAGACTTATCTTTGCTAATATATGACTTAATCTTTTTAACAAAGTTTAATGTTTTGGTTTGCCTATTTGTTCTAGGCAACACAACTACTTTACTGCTATTAAGAGGCCGAATGTTGGCTCCAAATAGGTCAAGAATTTGTAAATCATAGATATAAAAATAAGGAAGTTTATATGCCATACCCAAATATTTGTCAGGGTAGATATGTCTTCCACTGCCTTTTGGATCAATAAAATCACTGTGAATAAACTTGTTAAGGTCTTCACGATATTGTGAAAGTCTTACGTTGCGCAACTTCATCATCATTAACTTTTGACTGTAATGCTTTTTGATTTTAGTTGCAAGTTCAATGTCTTCAGGCAACACGAAACCAGGCAGGCGTTCATCGTCCAATGACATATATTGATTTTTTAATCTAAAAGCACAACAACTAAGAATTAATAGGTCTTCATCAACCGTTGTGTATTTTTCACGATATGTTGATGACATTTTTAGTAACTCTGTCATATCAAAGTCTCCGGGTGTAGAATGTACTGGAACTACGACATTTTGTAAAATACTAGCCAATTGTGATATCCTCCATACCTGCTGTTCTTAAACGAACGATGTGGCCCATTTGCCATTGTTTAGCGTCAATGCCTTTCATGACGCCTAAATATCTGTTGCGCAATAGTGCAACTTCATTTATTAAAACTTCAAAATCAATTACTTCTTCTTCACCGTCAACATACTTTTCTGCATCACGTGCGGTTAATGCACGTTGATAACCTTCTAAGTATTTTTGAAAATGCTTTCTACGAATCTTACGTAATTGAATGTTAAGGTAGTTGAGTACCGCTTCAATCTCTTGTAGTTGATTGAAACGATACTCAGTCACACCCGGTAGTGCGGCAATGTTCTTTTCAACATTACCTTTTACCATTACATCGTACTTAGCCGATGTTAGTTCCTGTTCATAGTGTTGTATGAAGTCAGGAAGCACAGACAAATCCGCAGTAATCTTAGAATACCAGTTCATTAATAATTGTTGTCTTCGTCTTCGTCATAATCATCACGGTAATCTTCTTCATCGTCATAGAATTCTTCTTCTTCATCGTACTTAGAAAATTCATCACCGGGGCTTTCGATATAATATCCAACTGCTTGCTGAATATTTAAATCACGCTTAAATGTCTTTTTAATATCTTGTGGATCATAATCGTGATCCACAAGATAATTAACTAGCAATTCAGCGGCTTCGTTTACATCACCTACTTGAATACTGGGCTTTAAGATATCCCACATTTCGCTTACTAGATTTAAACTCATACTTCATTTTCCTCCTCCTGAAGTACTGTACTTAGTTTATTGTTTTGACGCTTAGGAAATTCTTCCATTACACGATCAAGACAATTATCATCATTACGTTCCCAACCTTTACGGAACTTCTTAATGATTTCTCCGTCAAGAGTAGTATACACTAAACTGTTGCCTTCTTTAGACAACATACCCTTGCCTTCAAACATATCAACTAAGCCACTGTAAGGATTCATACCTGTTTCATATGGAATCTTTACTTGTACACTTTCAAAAGGCTTACTATAACGTGTCTTCATAACCTTACAAGCACTACGAATACCACGTACTTCACTTACCTTGTTACCATCCTCATCCTCTTTGAGTTTGAGTTTCTTCATAGCAACAACGATTGAACTTGCATAAACGAAACCTTGACCACCACTGATCTTATCATCTGGGTCAAACATATCTTGGCTTGCATATGTATGATTAGTTGCAATCAATCCTACATTATAACTACCAAACATGTTAACACAGTTACGAACAAGTGCAGTTAATGCTTTGGGCTTACGACCCATGTCACCCTTCATGTCACCTGCCTCAAACTGATTAACGTCAGTTGGAGTCAATAGCATACCAAGACTGTCAAGTACAAATAGTACCTTTGGTCGATCAGTATCTGGCATTACCTTGTAAGACTTCATAAACTCACTAATAGTTTTGCCTACGTCATCAATCATTGCCATATTAAGTTTCAACAACTTATCTTCATCAGTTGAAACACCTAATGCATGTAGCCATGCCTCATCCAAAGCATTCTCGGTGTCGATTAAGACAACGAAAATGCCTTGCTGTTGGGCATGACGTACTAAGTTACCTGAACAGATAAAACTCTTACCTGAACCTGATTCACCTGCAAATACAGTTACCTTGCCAAGTGGTACACCTTTATTAAAGTCACCACTGATAAGATAGTTCAGTGCATGGTTACCAGTGCTAATCCAATCAGTTGGATCGTTAAATCCAATGCTAAGACCATCAATAGCCTTAGTAATATCCTTACGGAACTTACTTACGTCAAATGCCTTTCCCATTATCGATCCTTAGGAAGAGTGTGAACAACCTTAATCAAATCAATTAATTCGGCTTCTGAGTTTACAACTAACTTAAGTGAAATCCAATCATCGTTATAATCACGACCGCCTACTTCAAGTAGGAAACCATTGTCGTAACGTTGAATTTCATAACCTTGATTTGTCTTTTCAAGGGTTTGCAATAATGTTACATTTTTCTCATATTCCTCAAATTTTGAGGTCTGTGGTGTCTGTACTGTTTTTGTCTTTGTCTTTGTTGCCATGTTATTTCTCCTATTGTTAAATTATCTGGCTGCGTGTTTCATTCTATCAGAATATGAAACTTTGTCAAGTATATCGGGACACTGGTCTGCCATTCTTTCTAAGTCATAATCACTTGGAAAGTGGCGAAGAGCACCACGTGCGCGGTCCCTAATGATACTAGGTACCCTTGGTGTCTTACCTGGATCGCACAATTCTTCCAAAAGTTTCTTACCCTGCTTGAGTGAGCGGTATCTTTCGTCTGGTAGTGTCATGGTAGTCTCCTTAACCAAAATAGGGGGAAGTTTCCTTCCCCCTTAGGTTTTTAGGCCTTATTTTGTCTTGCACGGATCATTGCTAAGATGTCCTGTGCTTTATCGCTTGAAGTTGCCTTTGGAACAACTACTGGATCAGATGCTTGAGTAGCATCGTCCTCAGCGATAGCCTGTGGTGCAGAAACGGGTGCGCTGGTTTCAGCAGTCGCAGTTTGTTTGTCCGTTGTTGCTCCGGCTGGGGCTTCTAGTCCATATGGACGATAGTATGCACCCCAACGTTCATTATCATATGGTTGACCGTCAACTGACGCCTCAAACATTTCCTTAATAATACGGAGTTCTGCCTCATTAGGCTTCTTGGGTAAGAAGTCTGTTAGATTGAATAGACCATGTGCTTGAATTGCTGCCTGTTCAGCCTCAGTCAAAGCACTTTCTTTACGTGCCCAGTTTGAAGTTGAGTAGTCAGCATATCCGCCCTTGCTTGTCTTCTTAATATTGAAGTCAAGACCACGCATATAATCTGTTGGTAATTCTTCCATCTCAGGGTCCAATAATGAACTCTTAATGATAGTAAAAATTTGTGGAGAAATAACGAATCTACGAATTGGATTCGCAGGAGTCTTGTCATCACCTAGTGGGTTCTGACGAACAAAACCTTGGAAGATATAACTACGTTTCTTCCAATACTTGTTAGCAAGTTCCTTCAAAGTATCATCCTTGTACCAAGGACGAACCTCAGCCAACACAGGGCAACTGTCACCATACATTTCCATGCATGGAACTTGAACTACAGTTTGCTTGATGTTTGGATCACCCTTAACTCCGTTGAATGGAAGTTTGATGACTTGACGTTCTACCCAAAAACCATATGGGTTACTATTGTCCGCATCTGGAAGGAAACGAACTGTGGCTGTTGAGCCTTCATCGATATTCCAGTGGGGGTAGATTGAGTTGTCTGATTGACTTGAAGAACCCTTGTTTTGGGTCTTGTTTTCTTGTGCCGCAATACGGGCACGAATTTCTGCTAATGATGCCATTTTAATATCCTTTTTTCATTGACATGGTGTCGTTTTGAGTTGTCGCCCTCTCACCATGAGAGAACTAACACAGTACTAAGTATATAACAACTTTCATGCTGTGTCAAGTATATTTATGCCAGATATGGTAAACCTCACCTTTTAAGTGAGGTTTTTATGGGTTTATTTACCCAATAATCGTTTTAAGTCTGCTAGTTCATCACGTTCAAATGATTCATTAGCACCAACTAATTTACCACGCAAGTTCTTTTCGTTTTTGCCTACCTTTTCTGTAGGGCCTAATTGTCCTACACGCTTTTGATTGGCATCTAGGTCTTCCGCCACACCTTTGCTCATAGTAGGACCTGTTGTAGGTAGTTCTTCAAACTCAGCGTATGCATCAAATACATCCTTATAGCCTTGTTGCTGGGCTAGTTTGTCAAAGTAATTGTATGATA